TCCTGATGAATATTTCACGCATATCTTCCTGGACTAGGGTGACATCAAAGCATCTTCCTTCACGTAAACCGTCAAGTGCGGAAAACACCTTACCTTCGTATTCGGTATATTCTTTTAAACCCATGGCATGGATGGTATCAAGTATCCATTCTCCATAATTATCCGGCAGACGAAATGAAGAGAAGTCCACCCCTTGAGATTTATCGGATAAAATCATAATACTTTGATGATAAATTCATTTACTACTGTTTTTTTCAACAGGACGTGTTGTCTTGCCTGTATCATATTCCCGGCTGATTGCTGTTGCTATCCTACGAGATATCTCCTGACTATCAGCAGATATATCCTGTATCCGAGAATAACACACAATTGCCTCGCTGATAACGTACAATTCGTTAGGGGTAAGTTCCATTATGGAAAAAAGCCCTGAATGATCTACATCTACATACATAACTGACCTGATTTTATATCGTATCCTTTATTCTGAACAGCCTTGAGAGGCAGATCATACTGCGGAAGACGCTGGTTATCACTGGCACGAAAACAGATACCGGCAGCATCCCAACGCACACGGATCTGACGTTTGACACGCTTGACCTTACCATCAATCACACGTTTGCTACGGATGCGAATAAATCCTTCAGCCTTACGTATATAACGCGCACGGTCTGTGTAAAAAAGGCGATAAAGGTGATAGCCACATATAATCATTGCAGCTTCAAAAGTATTTGAATAATACATAATTGTTATTTTAAATTATTGTTAATCCAGAATAGTATCATCTCCGTAATGGAATGAAGATCAAGCTTAGATTGTATATCAGAACGGTGACGGTCAATCGTATTAGTCGAAAGAGAAAGTTTTTTGGCAATCTGTTCGGTATTAAGTCCATCCGCATACATACGGAAGATATTAATCTGCTGTTTTGTCAAAGGCAAAGTATACTGAGGATGACAGACAACATTTTCCAATTGACAATCACCAGCACCACGTAATGGACAATGAACCTGCTCAAAATGGAACGTGTGTTTACTTATATCAACCACATTGGTTTCGTATTCTCCAAAATTACATCGGGCAAAACGGCTTACAATCCGATAACGATAGTAAGAAGGATTCTGAGCACTCCCTTTATATAGGGAAGATAATGCCAGATAGGCTCCATGATAGTTTTGCATAATATAATCATGCAAAATGGATATCAAGTCATAGTGGGTAGGCAATAAAATAAAAGCCTCCTGCCCTTCAACAGATACCATAACACCTCCAGAAGGAGTGTTATAAAATTCTATATCATTTAGTTTCAGCATATTAATTTATTATTTAGGTCCTTTGCTTGCCAAATAAATAATTCCAAGTATCGTAAAAATGCACCCACATAGAAAAGTGAATACATAACTAACTATAATATTCATGTGTACTATTTTCTACATTTTACAAATCTTAATCCCAGAATATTTATTGTTCCTTTGAAATGAGGACATGATCTCTTACAATAACCCGATCCTACACATAACGCCTCTCCTATTGGAGCATCCAAACATAAGTGAGACAACCATGTATCTTGTTGTTTATATCTTCTAAGCCTTATCATTTTTGTTCAATATTTCAATACATTCCTTTACTCCATTATCGAAACCCTGTTTATAGCCTTTAGCATATTCTCCGATGGTATATACCGCCACTGACAGACAAAACAGAAGAATACCTACAGGCTTATGCCAACCGGGTAGTGAGATAGAAAACGGCTTAAATGTAATTGTGAGATCTCAGACCCATAATAGGGAAATAACACATATAATTGTAAATAATATTGTTTTCATAATTGTTCCTTATACGTTAAACCTCTATCTCAAACTGCTCACTTTTTGCTGATGGCATACAATCAAGAAGAGAAGAACTTACTGAAACGTAATAGATACCATCTTTTTCAAGCGGGAGCCAATGGAAGTAGCGTCCTGTTTCTTCGTGCATCACTGGAATCCCAAATTTATTAAGTGGGCTACCATTTATACCTCGAAACTTCCTACGCCATTTATCAATAAATTCACGACATTCTTTCTTTCGTTTATCGATTTTCCAACACGGATGCTTCTTATCATCATTATTCGGAATCAGTTTCTTAGGAACAAACTCCTTATCATCAAATCCAATAAGAGTATAAAGCCATTCAGCGGTTATTCCAAATGCCCATCCATATCCGAGGCTATCCGGTCTTGAACCACAATATTCTTGAATCATATCTTTAGCTTCGTTTTGTTCACGCATAAGCTGTTCATTCATTTGTTTCAGTAGCTTCTCAAGCTCTGAACCTCGTTTTGCTATTATCTTCATATCTATTCTCGTTTTGAGTATTAATTTTTTTCAATGAAAGTATTGGTTGTATTCAACACTCCGGCTGAATCTTGACTTTTGCCATCTCTTATGAAGATTCCTTCTTCTTTCAGCCTTTCATAATCGATTTTATTCATAAGAATAACACTCGCATTGCCATCTATATACAGTTTGCATTGCATGAATTGAGTTCCTTTTACTTCCTCAATTACGTCTATTTGCATTGTTCTTTTTTTACTCATATCTATATCATAATTCGTCAAACTCTTTTTGTAATTCTTTTATCTTACTATCCAAAGCATACATATAGCACTGAAGGAAATTCTTACCAAAAATTTCTTCCTTTAATGGTACATCATTGTGCATTCTGTTGTATGTAAATATCAATCCACCACCATATTTTATGTTAGAATTTTCAAGTGCCATCTTATGATCTTTGTATTCCTCTATTTTATTGTTGATTTCTATTGCTTTGTTGAATTTATCTTTATCCATATTTCTCCTTTCTCTTTAATCCGTTCCAGCACATCCCTGTTGGCTTCTAGTATCTCGTCAAAAGAGGGGATGGGCATCCAATGGGTAATGCCTAATCTTTCTTTATTAACATTTGCTCCAGTTTCCCATTCACCCAAAGATGAAAGCCGGCAAATAAGGAAGCCATAATCCCCTCTTGTTAGAACCACTGTGTTATTTTCCGGCAACCTTTCTTTAACGTTAATCCAAGGAGATTGCTTTGACTGCCACTCTGCACCTTGAACGAAATTCATCTCTCCAAACTTTGCCAAATCTTTACCAAACAAAGTTCTGTCAACGGGCGTGTGATTAAACAGGATATTTTCTCTTGCCGCTTCTTCTACTATCTGTTTCATATCAAAATACTATTTTAAAATCTTTTCCTTTTAATGTAGGAAGCCTGTCGGTAACAAACTTCTCCAATTCCTGTTCGTCTATCGGGAACAATGGGCAGTATTGGTATCTGAACGTATGTATAAACCGCCCGTCAAGCATTACATCAAAAACCAGTGTTTTCATATCTTGTTCACTTTTGTCCATAAACTAAACTCGGTATAGAGATATTTCCATTTATCCCTGTAACGGTATTTGTCATTCGGGTATTGGCAACGGACACAATAATCCGTCTTGTATAAGACCTCATATATCACACCCCTGTGTTCAAACAGTTCGTGTCTGTCAAGGGTTCCTACTTCCACCTTTTCCATCATCGTTATATAGCTTTCTAACTTCATTCATATTTGTTCCGTTATACGCCAAACAAAACTTGCTGTTTGACAGATTTTAACTTATTACCTTCTATTGCTCTATCCAATATTGCACGACCTATCAATGGGTCTACACAATTGCGAAGAAGCCTCTCTTTTTCTGGGTAATTGTATTTATCCAGATCAAATCCAAGTTTTGACATTTCCTTTTTTCTGATTTGACCCTGAGTAACCCCTAATGTATCTTTATCGCCACACATCCGTCTTATCTTAATCCGGCTTTCCATGTGTGGAATTTTTAAATTAGACCAGAAATAATGCCGCCCACTCACTTGCGGAGTAATCAGAGGCTTATAATAGCTTCTCACATTTTCAATGACATAATATCCCTTAAAGAAGTGCTGTAGCAAAATTATTTCTTGATATAGTTTCATATCCGGGTATCGAATGACTCCTTTAGCATTCAGGAAGTAATTTGTTATCGAATGAGACTGGCATGGTGGAGAAGCCCAAACAAAATCGTACTCCATATAATGTTCTATAAGGAATTGATGCGCATCCCCAATTACTACCGTGTCACCTGGATATAAGTCTTTATATATTTCCGCAATTCGGGGGTCTAGTTCAACCGCCGTTATATGATGAATATCGCCCCATAGTTTACGGTTTCCTCCAATACCACAATATAAATTCAGTATCTTCATTACTATATCATTTTGAATTATTTTTTTATAACTACCGCCATTGTACTAATAGAAGTGCCACTCTCTTTAAACTCGCCTGCGCTGATTTCAAACACTTCTCCATGTACTTCTTTCAGCCAGTTGCGGAAATCAATACATTTCTTTTCCGAAGCGAATTTCCAGTGTTGGCTAGTTATTGCTGCAAGCGTGCCGCCTTCTTCCAATCGATCATACATAAGCCTGACATGCTCTATATCCTGATTGCCGGTAAACGGAGGATTTGCAATAATCTTAGTGTAACTACCTACACTGTCTTTGGTAAAGTCTTCATCAAGCAATATTACGTTGCTAAGGGTATGAAGAAATTCTCTGTTTTCCGGCATCAGCTCATAACATTCAACCATTACAGAAGGACAAGCCCGGTGGATTGCTTTTATAAGCGCGCCACGCCCGGCACTCGGCTCCAGTACCGTATCATCCTC